CTTTGGCGTCCCAATAAAACCAATGATTATAACTTTTTTGATAAGATAATATCAGAACAGTTCACCGCAGGTTCCACGGATTTGTATGTACATAAGTATATGGGCCCTACAAATCAGGGAACTTCTATAGATTATACTCAACCGGAATACGATGTATTAAATCCGACTAATATACAAGACCTGTTGTTTTTAGAAAATCGGGATAGATCATATGACCCAAATGTTTATCGTTTGCGTGGGCATTATAATGTACAAAATTTAGATTTTGACTTAAGTCAGTTTGGATTGTTCTTAAACAACGATATCATATTCATCACAGTTCATTACAATGATATGATTCAATTAGTTGGTCGCAAACTAATGGTTGGTGATGTAATTGAGTTACCTCACTTGTTGGATTATAATCCGTTGAAGGAAACTATACCAACTGCATTGAAACGTTTTATGCAGATTACGGATGCTAACTATGCAAGTGAAGGATTTAGTCCAACGTGGTTCCCGCATCTATGGCGTATCAAATGTGAACCATTAGTTGATAGTGAAGAATTTAGTCAGATATTAAGTGCACCAATTGATCAAGATACATATCTTGGTATATGGGACAAAGATAAAACCTATCCTGCTGGATATGTAATTACGTATGGTGATAAAAATTACAAAGCATTAACTGATGTTCCTGCAGGAGTTAATCCACCTGATCCAACCTATTGGGAATTAGACACAGCAGATAATCTTAAAGATATCCTTGCTACTTATAATAAGAATATTGAAATTAATGATGCTGCATTACGTGAAGCAGAACGTCTTGTACCAAAATCAGGATACAATAGTAATAATTTTTATGTTGTACCTACATATGGTGAATATTCAAGTAACGGAGTTCTTTCAAGGGCAATTAATAATCCTGCTCCCCCAATTGGTGTTAATACAGATGGCGGAGCACCTAATCCTAATAATACTGGTACTGTAATGATGGTACGTAGTGCTAATTATAAAAATCCTAGTCCAGTAATTAAAATACCCAAAGCGGCAATAAAAAGTATTTGGGATATAACTGCTGATATGGGTTATGAAAAACTAGATGTTTTTAATACAACACATTTAGAAACAATGTCATTGGCTCCTGAAAGAACAGATACTAATTCAGGTAGAGTCAGCGGTGATACAATATTAACAGTAGTAAGTAGTGGTACAATAACAGGACCATACGGTACTGCTGATAATACATATGCTACGGCTGATGCTAATCCAGAATTGCCAGGCTTTACAGGAACTATTAGTCAATCAATGGATTGGAGAGCAGATTGTGATCCGGCATTCCAGTTTATTGCACGTAGTAGTCCACGTAGTTTTGGTTATAGCGGCGGCTACATGACAGGCGACGGTATTCCACCAAATGGTTTCCCATTAGGAACACTTGGTTTAGATGGTGCATTACGTTCCGGTGCTGGTATCAGTTTCCCAGTAAATCCTCAAGTAGGAGATTACTTCTTACGTATTGATTATTTCCCTCAAATATTATATCGCTGGGACGGTAGATTATGGGTTAGAATTTCAACTAATGTTAGAACCGAAACTGGATTTACTGCACAAGATTCATCATTGCTATCTAGCTTTATCAATGATAGACAACAAACAAAACTTACAGACGGTACATATGTACCTGAACGTCAAGCATTGTCTACAGCATTAACATTAAAACCAGATCCAATACCCCCACAAGTTTAAAGAGTAATTATGGCACAATTTTTTTATGATAGTCAGATACGCAGATTTTTAATTCAGTTTGCAAAAATATTTAGTAACTGGGAAGTCACTAAAGGCAAAGATCCTGCAGGTAATGAAATATTAGTTCGTGTACCAATTATGTACGGTGATAGTAGTAGACAAGCTGCAACTATCATTGCTAATAATAGTTCTAGTAACTTGCCTAGCGCGCCATTGATTACATATTACATTAGTGGATTGGAATACAATCAAAAGTGGACACAAGATCCTACATTTGTAGAAAAAATTAATGTTCGGCAAAGAGCATATAATCCTGAAACACAACAATATGAAACAACACAAGGGCAAGCATTTACTGTTGAAAGATTAATGCCGGTTCCTTATACCTTAAGAATTACTGTAGATTTTTGGACTACTAATTACAATCAAAAACTACAGTTGATTGAACAATTAGGAACATTGTTTAATCCTGCATTAGAAATTCAAAGTACTGATAACTTTATTGATTGGACTAGTCTTAGTGCAGTATTCCAAGATGGACTAACCTTTAGTAGTCGTAGTATTCCTGTAGGTACAGGTAATCCAATTGATGTCATGAGTTGGAAATTCTATATGCCAATATGGATTACTACTGCTAGTAAAGTTAAAAAGATGGGTGTTGTTGAAAAAATCATTGCAAGTATTTTTTCAGGTAATGCATTGCAAGATATGCAAAACGATGATTTGTTATTAGGAACAAGACAAAAGATTACACCATATGGTTATAAAATACTGTTGATAGGAAACACATTGCAGATATTGCCACAGGCAACTGCGTTCTATCCTAGCAACGTTGATTTAAATTTACCAGCTAATCCAGACACCGATATCTATTGGTCTAGTGTGTTGAATGTATATGGCACAATTAAACCCGGTATAAGTCAAATATGGTTGCAAAATCCATATATGTTTACTGATATTGTAGGCACTATTGTTCCTAATCCAAACGATGATAGATTGTTGATATACAATATTGACCCAGACACATTGCCGCAAAACACACTTGACCCAGTTGATGGGGTAATCAATCCACAAATGACTGGCCCAAATTCGGGATTGCCAGGACCAATCAACGGGCGTAGATATTTATTAACTGATGACATAGGTACACCCGGTGAAAGTACTATAGCATGGGGTAATTTAGTTGCGTTTGCTAATGATATTGTTCAATACAACAGTAACACTGGTGAATGGGTTGTTAGTTTTGATAGTACCATAACAACTCCTAAAACATTAGAATATGTAACCAATTTAACAACCAATGTTCAATATCGCTTTGCTGACAACTTATGGATGAAATCATACGAAGGATGGTATGATCAAGGGGATTATTCTATAGTCATCTAATACTGTGATAAATCATAGTATGAGCAACACATCCGCAGGCGTTTTCTTTTATAGTAATAAAACAAATCGCTACCTTTATCTACTAAGAACAGATAACAAGAACCCAGGGAACTGGGGAATACCTGGCGGAAAGATAGAAGATGATGAAACATTATTTGAAGGTATTGCTAGAGAATGTCAGGAAGAAATAGGTATATTTCCAAATAACGCAAAATTAGTACCTATACAGAAATTTATAAATCATACATTCACATATCATACATTCTTTTGTGAAATATCAGATGAATTTGTGCCAATCTTAAATGAAGAACACTGTGGATATGCGTGGGTAGGAGATAATCAATATCCCAAACCATTACATCCAGGATTGTTTAGTACTGTTAATTTTGATGTAGTACAAGAAAAGTTAAAATTACTTACAAAAAAAGAGACCTAAGTCTCTTTTTTTATTTTAGCAATGCAGCCACTGTATTGAATCCCAGAGCACCGACTACTACGCCTGCTCCCATCATCATCCAGCGCCATCGTTCTAAAACTGTGATCTTTCCAGCCAATTCACTATGTTCCTTTAAATCTAGTTCACGCATAGTTTTTAACATATTTCTAGTTTCTTCTGCGTTATCATTTAAAGCATCGTGCATTGATTTCAAGTCCACTTTAAGTTCACCGACTTTTTCTTCGATGTTCTTAACTTGGACTTGCAGAACGGCAATTTCAGTTTCAGGTTGCATTTTGTTGGCCTTACTTGCTGAGGTTGCCATGATTAAGCGTTATTGATAGTAACGATTGGATTAGGTTGACCGTTAGCAGCATTTGCAGCATAAGCTGTGTTGAAAGATGCAATTACGTCAGGATTTACAGTATTCAATACTGCTAAACCTGTACCTGATCCAGTTGCTGTAGCAGTGAATGTAATACCAGTGATGTTACTTGCTGCACCACATGCTGTCCAATCTGTTGTACCTGATTGATAAATTGTGTACAATGTACCAACTGACAATGAACCAGGAGCAACTGTTGCTGGGAACAATTCAGAATTGTAATCATTGATACTTGCAACATATTGTGTACCAGATGCAGCGTTAGTTGCAATGATAGTCATTGTGTTCGGTGTCAATGCTGTGTTAGCAACATTAGCTGTGTACACTGGATTAGTGATACCAGTAACAGTTCCTGTAACCAAGTACTTTGTTTTACCCTTTTGACGAACAATGTATCCTGCTTCCGGTAATGCTTGAATGAATGTATCACCTGCACCACTTACACCTGTACTATTATTTGCCGCAACAGCAGTCAATACTAGTTGTTGCTGAATAGCATTTGATGTTACACTTGCGTTTGATGTAATTGCTTGTGCTGCACCACCTGGTGTTGCAGAAACAGTGAATGCTGTTGCATTGGCAATTGTTTTAACAAAGTAAGGTGTACTTGCTGTCAATCCACCAAACGCTGTATCAAAAGTTACTGCTCCGCCCAATACAAGTGTCTGTGCATTTCCACTTGTACGAATAACGTTACCTGTTGCAGTTGAGTTAGCGACTGCTACTGTTACATTACCAACATTGTTGGCAACTGTACCTATTAGTGTTACAGCGCCTGTTCCTGGTACTACATTAGCACCATAACCTGTTGTTCCATACTGAGCAAAGATAATTGTACCATTAGCAATATTAGCAAAGTTAGTACCTAAACCAACTAACACATTACTACTTGTGCTTGCTAATTGTGTACCTGTACCTTGAACACCAAATGCTACATTACATAACACTTGCTTACCAACGATAGTTGTGTTACCACCAACTACGCCATATGTATTAGCGTTTGTTGCTGGGAAACCTGCGCCACCTAGTGGGTTGTTAAAGTATGCATCAACAACATTGACTGACGCACGAACTGATTGACCAGTCGTATCAGACAACGTTGGGCTAACTTGAGGTTGAACACTTAACTGTGTTGAAGATACAGTAAAAGTACTAGCACCAGTAACTGCAAGTATGTAATAAATTGTGTTAGCAGTTAATCCACCTACAGTAGATGCTGTTACGAATGACATGCCTTTTGACACACCAACTGTAGCTAAAGTTTGTGATACTGTTACGACACCAGTTGCAGCAACTGTGTCAGTGATTGTTAAGACTGTTTGAGCCTTTGCGATTTTTAGAGGACGTCCCATTTGATTCTCCTTGAAATATTAGTGAGTTCTAGTCACTACGCGGCGGGGACCGCA